TCTTGATCTTTGCTTTCAATTCGTTTATCATACTATTCCTCAATAACAACCTATTAGATAAATAGTGGCGGAGGAACAGCAGGTTACTGTTTTTTCGGGGTATCCCCCTATCCGCCACAAAACTCTTACTCTTCCCCATATAGTACCATACTTTATCTCATTTGTCAAGTGAAAGTATTATTAGGTGGGGAGTAGGCACGCAGAGGGGAGCCGCGTGTGATTCCTACTCCCCTATTCTTTATGCTACGTCAGTGTTGATCAAGGGAAGTCTATCGATTTGCATCATATTTGAGAGCGTTGAATCCCGGAGCGCTCGATATCCACTTTCCAAAATTATGTCCGTATCACCGCCAGTAGCTGCCAGTGTTTGACTCTCATACTTAACTCTTGGGAAAGTAAATACATAAGCTTTACCACTCGCATCCTCTGCTCTCATAGATAGAGAGAAGGCTGTATTAGCAACAAACTTATCGTATTCAGATGTGTCTTCGAAGTAGAGGCTGATAGCTCCATTCACTTCAAATCTACCAGTACCAATACCAACAGCTGCCAAGCTACCAATCGCATTCTGTGCTCTCAGGTTGTTTGTAACATCCATTGTCATGCTTACGATAGAAGCTGTAGTGTCTGTGCCATCAAACTCAATGTTCTTCAAGCTATCAACACTGTTCATTACATCATTAGCTGTAGCGCCAACATCTGTAGCTCCAGAGAACTGAGTAGTTGTCAAGTCACCTGTGAAGCCAATCATATCGAAAGAGCCTGTTAGGATAGCTCCCGTTTCAAAGCTAAAGCTCATACCATTAACGTGCATTCCTGTGAAGTTATTATACGTCACTGCTGTAGCATCGTTAAAACGCTTCTGTATGGTGAAACTCTTCTCAGTAGTACCATTACGTAGCATCTGTCCAGTAATCGTCACAGAGTCACCTGCAGACTCTACACCAGCTGGTGAAGGAGTTACTGTCACTTCTCCTGCTGAGGCGGTGAGTACTTTATAAACACCGTTGTTTTCACCAGAGTTGGCTGTAAAACCATCTACTTTTATCCATTGGCCTACTACGATATTGCCAAGGCCATTACCACTATCTAAAATACCATCAGCATCTGTAGAGATAGTTACTTCTGCATCTATACCTACTGCTGTAGAGTAGTCTGAGAATAAGGCTGCTTCAAAGAAGTCATCGAATTCTGCAAATGATAATTCTACGTCGATATTACCAGTAGAGCTTTGTCCTACGGGTACAACGTCTGTTGTTTGTCTATCTGATCTAATTTCTTCAGATACGATTGTTTCGATCCCAAAGTTAACACCTTCACCAGTGTAACGTAGTTCAATTAGTGCGGGAGTGGCTGGGGTTGTTCCTATAACAGACTCAGCTACATAGTGTAGCCCTGTTCTGTTCGCGGATGCTTTGCTCATATTATATTCCTCGAATTGTTTGTATTAAAAAGCTATTATTGTTCGTCTCTAAAGAAAGGAATTCTTATAGAGAATTTATACCATTGCGGGTCTGTTCCTTGAATGTTTGGAACACCAATATGTCTTATATCAGCGGATAAACATTGAATATAGCTCAAGAGAGCATCAGGCACTGCAAATTGCTTGTTCTCATATATCGAAATAGCTTCATCACCGAGAGTCCCTAACTCCCCTGTTCCGGCATCAACTGAATCAAAAATGTCAATGACTATTAGCCCTCGTCTCCGCACAGCAGAGGAAGATGAGATTGTTATTTTCTTTGTGGGTATCCATTTAACATCAATAGATGCCCATGTTCCAGATTCTGGTGGGTTGAATATTACATTGGAGAATCTCACTCTTGTGTCAATATCTGTCCCTGTCCATTCGTCTATGAATTTCTGTTGTATTGCTTGTCTTATTGTAGAGAGGCTCATTTTCCACCTACCTTCTGATTGGCTTCATCTATACTAATAGTGACAGCTATTCTTGACTCTGTGTCAACGTCGATTCTATTGTTGTCTGAATCGAAATAGGGTACGCTGTTGGAAAAGATTATTTCTTGTCCAAGCTTAAACTCTGGGATATCAGTAGCTATGTCTTTTGCTATCTCTTCTGAGATGAGTCTCTTATTGTTTCCTAGAGAGGAAAGCTGAGAAGAATCAATACCGAAGTATTCATGATCTTTATCATCTCTCCTTTCTATGTCAATTCCCACTTGCCAATTGGCTGCATACAGTCCTGTGTCAACATGAGCCTGCTCTACGAGATTCTCTCCCGTGATCATTGCCGCCTGTTCTACCTTCTGGTTTATTTGTTTAAGCACTCTCTTAATGCAAGCATCTCTCTGTTTTCTAATGTCTGACATATTAGGTTCCTCTTATCCAGAGTTGCCATGTAGCCTCAGCGGGATCCTGTATAACATTGACAATATTGTATTTATCTGATCCAATCTCTACGCGGTCATCATGAGTGGGGGTGAATGTTAATCTGGTTTGTGGGAATATTAATCGCTTATCATCGACAAGGATCTTTATTCCATCTATTTCTCGATTACGTGCAGAGTAGAAGATTGATTCAAAAGTAGTGAGAGCTTCTACAGGTGTTTTAGTTCCTGCTACAGGATCATAGGATCCCAAGGAGGTTACTTGATAGTAGTTTGTAGATACTTGTAGCCCGTCTGCGCTACTCTCTCCGAGAGCAACAAAGGCTGTATTAATAGCATTAGCTATTGTTGATTTTAATCCCATAATTATGCCCTATTCAGTAAAGTGTAATTAGCACTACTTGAGAACAGTAAGTAGGGAGATATCATCTGGTTAACAGTGATTGGGTTTCTAGTGTTTTGCCACCTTCTATCCCAAGATATTGCTACTTCTCCAGCTGTTACTTTTCTAAGGCCTACAGCATCATCTTCTGCATAGCGATTACTCACTAATTGAGATAAGGCTAGCTCTGATGTAGCGTTTATTAGAAACACTGGTATCTCGTCCGAGGCTAGTAGGAGCCCATTACTATCATACACTCCGCTTCTTGGCCAACTAAGGGCCTGAGGGGTGGTGGTGTCTGTCATTGTCCCTTTCCAATCCATGGGGTCTAACTCAGTAGTGGCCATCCTTAATGCCTTTTCTTGGTCTGCTAAGGAAGCATTATCCCACTCTGTGGTGTAGAGCCTTCCTTCAAAATATGCATCAGCCTCTGCTACTGATATGTAACTGTTGGCCGAGGCCCCAGATACTGTAGAATCAAATGCCATACGTCACCTCCTATCCATTGTCATACATGTACAAACTTGCCATGGCTAGTTCTAGATCAGAATCATAATCTTCTAACCCATCCTGCCCTACCTTCACTTGTACTTGTGTTAACGCTGTCAGTGTGCCAGCATCTATGTTTGTTAAGTTCTTCTCTACAAGGGCAGAAGCCCCGCTATTAGCCCCAACAACGTGATTAGCCGAGAGGGTGCCTATGTCCATTGTCAGGGGGACATTATCCTCGCCTTCAGGAGATGTTGCCCCTGCTACTATTCTTTGTCCAGTAGTTGCTGTTCCGTTACTAATATCTGTTATATTGATATTAGCAGGAGAAGCTCCACCTAGGATGAGAGCTGTTGCTTGAGATAGGTTTACTAAATCAGAGGAAGCTGTCCCATTAGCAACGTTAATAGCTTTAAATCCATTCAGATCGAAGTCTACTGTCAATGAAGCGTTCTGAACATAGTTTCCTAGATTAGTAACTAAATCTATCTCACCTTGGCGGGAAGCTACTAATTCTGTGTTAAGGTTTCCCGTTAAAACATCAAGAGTGGCTTCTCCCAGCCTTGCGTTCTCTACCTCTGTAGCATTAGCTTCACTTCTATCACGCAGGGTATCTAGTTGATAAATATAATTAATATCGGAAAAATTAAATGAAAGATCACTCCAGTTAGCCATTAGCCTTCTCCTTACCTACCTGTTATGCCATTCAATAAAATATCATATATCTTATCAAGCTTATCCTTTATTTCTTCTTCCCTTTTCTCTGCTGCCTTTTTATCACTGTTGATCTGAATAAACCGCTGCTCATTCCTCGTCTTACTTTCTTCTAGCACTTTCACGTCTACCTCCAATTGGTGTACCCGCTCTTTGAGGCTTTTCTTCAGCTCTTGATATAGAGTAAGAAGAAATGTAAAGAGCGCTACAAGACCAACTGAAACAGCTATTGTCAACCCGTCCATATCTCTCGCCTCCTATAGCCTAGCGAAGCCCTACGAGCCCTGTGGCTGTAGTTCCTGTGGCCCAGACTTTCGTCACCTGTATCGGGAGGATCGACCCACCTATCACCACATTCAGAGTTACCTGCGTGCTGTTGGCTGTATCGACGGTGAGGGTGCCATCTCCACCTACATAGATGGCTCTAACTGCATCTGTCAAGTCTGCTCCGTCATTAGGCGTGATTGCATCCAGAAACACAGCTGGGTTTGTAATAGAATTACTCTCACCCTTATATGCTGTGGGATCACCTTGTCTATAATCTGTCATGACTATGCTCCTGCTTTAACAGGGATTTTCTTCTCAAGTGTCTTTGCATCAACACTTTTCTGCGCTTTAGCAGGAGCTTTCTTCACACTTTTCTGCGCTTTAGCTTCTGGGAGGGTGATACAAGCATCCTTGTAGTCTTCGTTGATATCCTTTCTCTTAGAGAGATTTAATATCTTTTCTGCACCCTTGCCATCAAAGAATCTTGAATTGGAAAGTATTCTTCCAGAACTTTCTATACCAAGCTCCTTCATTATTTCTTTATCTTTGTCAGAGAGAATGCCATTCTCTAATACAACTGTTATTTTTGACTTTTTCTTGGCCATCATTTTATATCTCCCCCTAATCTCTCAGGGTATTATAATTGGTTATTAAATAGCCCCGAAGGGCTATTATTATCCTTGTGAAATCTCAATCAAACAAACAACAGTGCCTGCTCCGCTAGAGATAGCTGTTAGCAATGCTGTAGATTCAATCTCAACAACCTCAGCGCCTGCTGGTTCAATCTCAAATCCGTTGAGAGCTGTTGCTGTTGCTGCAGAGCTAACATGGAGGCTCTGTGTAGCGTGAGTATTCTTAACTAACACTTTCACTCGCTTGGTGTTCGCTGCAAGCAATGTTGCTGATGTTGCACCAATAGTCACTTGACTAGTGCTTAATGTATCTCCGCCTCTACCTACTACTAGATCGGGATATGCGCTTACTTTACCTGTCATTTTATTCTTCTCCTAAAATATTTTATAAAAATAGAGGGGCATAGCCCCTCCATAATTCTTACTGAGTTACGATCTGAGCGCCGCCTGTAGACTTATTGTCTGCTACAACTTTGTCCCAGTTGGAAGCTGTCCATAGAACAGAATCAATAGGGTTTGCACCACCGTTAGTGATATCATACGCATAGCCTTTCAAGCCAAGTGTGAAAGCACTCTCACCTTGCATCTGCATAGTGATATTGTCTTTACCCAAGCTAAGCTGAGATTCAACAGTAGGGCTTTCACTCTCGTTGATAGAAATAGCACCGGGCATTAGAGCCAATGTGTGATACTTATCAGGAGTTCCTGACACCAATAGTCCAGCGATATCTGAGATGATAACTGGTCGTCCTAGGGTAGCCGCTGTGCCTGTGTAGATGGTTTGATCAGCAACATTAGTGATCTTATCTGCGATAGATTGACCAACTAAATCGTAATACACTTTAGAGTGCATAATGAAAGCTGATACTTGTTGTCCAGCATCGCCAAACTTCGCTAAACCGTCTACGAGGCCTTGGTGATTCAGTGTGCCAGCACTGTTGTCCTTGGTTAAGGTAGCACCAAAGGCGTTATCAGCAGCTGTAACAGCTGTGTTCAGATAATCTACCATTTGAGCCTTAGCAGCCTGTGTACCAACTACGATAGACATCTCCGTAGGATCTACAGCAATCTTCTTCCATGCGTCTAGTGTTTGCTCAACAAAGAAATCTCTGTTAACCTTCACTTTAACAACTTCGTCTTGCGTAAGCGCAACGGGTGTTTTAGCGCTCGTAGATGTCACATCTCTGTGGCCAAGAGTAATTACTTGGTCATAGAAAGCCTGTTGAGAATAGTTACCCTTGTGGTGCAAGGTTCCTAGGTTGATAGTTCCGCCGCTGTTTCCGTTAAAGAAATCAGTAGCTTGTTGTAGGGTTTCAATAAACCCGCTCTGAAATTGCTCGTTGTATATTTGAAAATTAGTACCGATTCCGATAGCCATTTTTTGTTTCTCCGATTGTTATTTTATGTTTGCATACAACTCTGTATACATTTGTTTTACTTGAGAGGGCTAATGCCCGTTTACTTCTAACCTCTGGTTGCCCTCCTTAGCCTCTGGCGTTGGAGAAACACTTCCCTATAAAGGAAGTGATAAATACTTGGTACTGCCATGCTCTGAAATATATCCTGCTTTATCAGAGGCAGACATTTTACTCCTTTTGAAATCACCATCTCCTACTCGAGGGACTGGTGTTGGATCGTTATTCCCTTGTGCATCTCCGCCACTAGCACCGCTAGATTTAAACATTGATGAAAAATCTTTATCTTCTTTAAAGGATAAAACATAATCACTAACAGAGAGGGGCGTGCCATCACTGTTATTTACTACTGCTCCGTCTTTAACTATTCTTGGTACAAACTTGCCGTCATCATCCTGAATTATCTGGGTGTCTCGGCTTATGTGGGGCTCTAAAAACTTCGAGATTCCTCCATGCTCAGACATCCCTTTATGCACTTCATTCCCTAATAGGTTGGAAACTAACTGTCGCTTAAGCTCTTGGGACTCAGCTTCACTGTCTCCCCTGAATTTATCAAAGGCTGTTTCTAGTGTTTCTTTCTCAGTACTGAAAGCAGCGTTTAAAGCTTGTATCTCATGGACGTTCTTTTCTTCAGCCGTCATAGCGTCAATCTTAGCTTGTTCAGCTGCTGCTAGTTGCTCATCGATCAGATCGAAATCATATTTAGATGTGATGGCTGTGAGAGCTGTAAACTTATCATTGAGATCTTTAATCTCTTGAGTGTGCTTCTCTCTGCGCTTGTCCTTCTCCACTAGCAATTCTTTATTCTTGTTTAGTAAGCCCTCTGTTTTCTCTTGTAAGGTTTTACCTGCTTCTTCTTCAGCAATCTTCTGAGCTGCCTCTTGAATTGCTTTCTGTACTACTGCATCGTTTAAGTCTAGAGCTTTGTTTTCTACTGTCATGTTTTATCCTCTGGATAATTGTTAGCTCGCACAGCGAGCTGGTTATTAGCTTATTGCTACTATTTTTCTTCCGTTGGCTTTATCGCCATCGATGAGTTCTATCTTAGTATTAGGCACGAAAGTTAATGCTTCTGAAACATTATCCCCCTGCTGTGTCGTCACTTGTATAACACACCCTACGCCTTCTATTTCCATCGCCTTAGTTGATTTCATCCACCCTTCAGCTTGGCTTGATGCCTTACAGATGAGCTTAAATGTGTCTCCATCACCAAATACTTTAATATCTTTGACGTTCTTTCTAGCTCCATCTACCGTAGAGTTGTGTAGTGTTTTGTTCATGTTGTTCCCCTTTGTTTGATTTGTTTGAGTGTCAATTCTTTCCCATTGGCCACTACAAACCTATCAAGTGTTAATTTCTTATCTAGGAAGAGCGCTGCTTTTCCTTTACCTATGAATTCTTCTACATCTTCTCTTGGCTGTTTTCTTAACCATTCTGAATAACTCTGTGGAATCTCCATGCCTTTCTTGTATGGAATGGTGGTGCTTCTACAGTTATGATGAGCTGGTGGCAGAGGTCCTTGGCCCACTGGGTATACTTTATTACTCCTGCCTCGGCATATTGGCGTTGTTCTCCCGTCTAGGATTGATAGCCATAAATACTTCTTAATTCCAGCCTTCTTCCAAGCCCACTGTTTACTCCTGTTTACAAAAGCTGTAACAGCTGTGTTAAGAACACTGGCAGTGTTGGCGAGTACAGCGTTAAATTTTCCATCACGAAACTTCCTACTTGCCGTACCACGAATTCTTCCTGCAACCACTGAATTACTTTCATTGTCACTTATCCCCGTTTTAATCTGGTCTACCACCATTACCTTCACAGAACGTTTAAGGTGGGCCAGCTGTTTAATGAATGATTTACCTAATAGGAGAGAGGCTAATATGCCACCTATCGCTTTTTGTTTCTCTTCTTCTTGAAATCCACCTTCTTTCGCTCCAAAGAGCAGAAGACTTTCTTCTTCTTTTTCAATGACATCTACCACTAGCTCCTTGTATTCTCTCAAACACATTGCTTGTATCTTTCTAAATGTTTCATCTATTAAATTATTTATCCTCTGCATACGCTGTCTTGTATCAGAGGGGGAAGAGTGGTCTATGCCTAATACTATTGTTGATATCTTCTTGTTCAGTGCGTTAAGGAGAGGGATCACACTCTTTACATGTGAAGCCTTATACCTCTCGTATAACACTGCATTCTTGATAGCAAAGGAGGCTACTGAATCTGGCATCTTATTCTCCGTCTGAATCTAGATCCTGTTCCCCTCCAAGGGTTAATGTTCCTAGTGGAGGTGGCTCACTCTCTATCTCATCTAATACTTCCTCATTACTTTTAAGCTCAGAGATAATCTCTCCTTTCCTAAAGTTATTAAGGAGTACCTCGTGACTAATAGCTCCGCCTTGCCAAGCTCCAACTAATGCTGTTATTTGCTGTGGTGGAAGAGTAGCTCCGAAGAAGTCTTTGTTTAATTGAAACTTAATATTCTCTAGCTCTGATTCAGATATCCCCATCCAAGCGCCTGCCCATCTGAAGAGTATTTCCATAGCTTCCGATATATTATCGGCAATACAAGCTAATTGGCTGCTCTCACCAGAGCGTCTCATCATTACGCTCTCTGTGGCTTCGCTGCCCTTAGATGTATTATCTTGGATTATCCTAGCTCCTATACCTACCATCTCTATCTCAAGATGTTGCATACTCTCTAGGATCATACCCTTATTTGTTTTGCTCTCTAGCATTCCAGCCACTGCCCCATCTGGGAGTAACCAACAAGCGTTAGAGCCTATCACTAGTTGACCCTTATTATTCTCAATAAAGGTATTGTCTAATCCTGATATCCAAGGTGTTGGTTGCCCTACGGCGAATACAGCCTGTTGGTGATCAGCAGAGTTTCTGTAGTGAGCTACGTTCAGTTGAGCTATGTCATATAGAGGAGGGAGGTCTGGTGCTGGGGTGAATGTCTCGCTCCCAATAAACATAAAAGGGATGTAATCCATTGGTATCCCACCGGGAAGGAGAGGCTTGGTCGTTTCTCCCCGTTCCTGTAGAGTAGTGATTTCATTGCCTTCCCTGTCTTCCTCAGTGCATAAAACCATCTTGCGCTGTACATAGTGTCCTTGCTCGTCGAGGTCTAACATGCGATAAACGGGTGTTACTTCTCGACTGAATGCATGGCCACTTACAACCGCGCTCTCTTCTTTAAGGAGGACGCTTGTTAATACTGTTTTAGATCCTTTCCTGCAGGTTGCCCAATTGACTATACTTTCTGGTGTGTAGGTGAGAAACCTAGCTTTCATATCGCTATTGATTTCATCTTCAAGGGTAACTACTCCATCAGCTTTAGGGTAGTCTACGAGTACCCCTTTACGGCCCATAGGGATAACATCCCTTGCTACAGCCTTAGAAAACTGAGATAGGTTATTACCTTCACCATCTGTATCTTTTAGTAAGTATTCTAAGCCTTCTGGAAGCTCTACTTGTGCTGGCTTCCTGAAGATAGCTCCGAGATATCCATCAAGGGTTTTTCCTGTAGCTCCATACCAAACAGCTCTTGTTTGATAAGCTGTGTAACGCGCATCGTCATAAAGGTTTGGGATAGGGAGGTAGATTTCTCCTCGGATATCTATTTGTTTCTTACCAGCTATACTGTCTCTAATCATTGTCCAGATTTCTGAGAAGGCCGCGTAGTCTGGGTGGTGAATATTTGATTCACTTAATGTTATTGTCATTGTTTTACCTTAAACTATTGATATCGTGGAATAGCAAACACTATACCTGTCTGCGATCTCTCGGTAGGTTATTGACTTTTCATCTTTCAGAGATACTATCTCGGCCAATTGATCATCGGAGAGCTTTGTGCTGCCTTTAGTGCCCCTGTACCCAACCCCAGAGGTCTTCCCTCTCTTAATATCGGAGATAGCATCCTTGGACACTTTATGTGTCTCTGCAAGCTCACCTAAGGTGCTACCATTAGAAAGCCAGTGCTTTATAAAATCGACTTCTGTTGCTGTCCAGCCATTCTTAGCATGTTTGATCTTACTAGGAAAAATGGCAGTTGACTGCTCAGGTAGGATCATATAGCCCTTTACACTCCTCCTCTCACCCCTATATGCTTTCATTGCGTTAGAACAAGGAACCTCCTGCTCTTTGCAGAAACCGTAGAGGCAGGGAATTAGGAACTCGTCATTGCACCCCTGCTTAACCCTACAAGGGAGATTAAACGCGGGACTCCTATTCATAGCTGCTAGCTCTTGTAACTCCCTAGCCTCTACGGAAGTTTCTTTATTCCTTCTAGCTAAACCGAGCGCCTCTCTAGCTAATGCAAACTTCCTAGAAGTCATTCTATGTGAGGTAGTATGGGTCATAAGCGAAAAGGCGAAGTGCATAGGGTGATGGGGAGTGTTCCTATGTACCCGACTGAGAAGCCAGTGAGCTATATAGTGTTCTCTGGTAGTGAGCGGGATGAGGTTCCCCCTGTCATCACTTCCACCCATCGATCTCGGGATGATATGGTGAATCTCTCGATACCCTTCGACCATCCTGCCCTTACGTGAATTCATAAGGTCGTTGTATATCTTAGTGTAATCCATTTATAAGTCCCCTAGTACACTGAATCAAGAGCGAGTACTTGTACCTCCCTTTTAATTATGTTATATTCTGCTGAGATAAGATATCCTAGGCCATCATTCATATGGTCGAGTCCACCGTCTTTATCAGGTTTCCCTGTCCCTTTTTTATAGAGTTGCCCATCAAGACAGCGTATAACTTCTTTACACCGTGGGTGGACAAACATCTTTCTTTTACCACTCGCGCTTAAGAGTCTCGCATTAACGC